AGCCCCGGCACGACCGGATTCACCTTTCCTGCCTCGGTCCCAAGGCCTACCAATGTGAGAGCCTTGCTGGCACTGACCACGATCCCTACCGTGGTGAAGGTTCCTTCTCCCCGGGTGGTTCCCACCAGGGCCACTCTCTGGTCAAGCGTCCTTCCCTCGGCCTGATCGGGGTCGAACCCGGCGTTGATGTTCAGAAGCAGCTCCCGAAGGTCCACTCCCCCCTGGGAGTAGATCCCGACCATTTGGCCGTCCGGGGAGTTGGAGTCAAGGTTGATGTCCTCGCCGTAGATCGACTTCAGCCCCGTCTTGAGGTCGTCGGTTACCTCGGGGAGAGTTTTGACCTGGAGTCCGTTTATATCGAAGGTGTCCGGCATCAAAAGACCTCGTTGAGTGAAAGATTACCGTAGAACGTGAAAAGTGTCGCCTGGACGTTGAGGTTCCTGGTATCCGGCGTCAAGGTCGACAAAAACGAGTCGACCCGGATAATACCGTCAGACTGGAGGATGACCCTCAGGATGTCCGAATCAAGGAGGGCCTTGGTCCCGATGTCCATGAAGTTGTTCCAATCGACGCCGTTGTCCGGGTCGAAGAAACACTCCCCTTTCCACTGCCTCAACCTGGTTTTTAGGTTCTGAATCATGGCGTCCCTACCAGTGGAAAATGAGTTGATTCCGTTCCCAAAAGTCCAGTCGTCAAGAGAATCAAGCGTCCGAAAAATCATGAGGAGACCCCCAGTAGTTGCGTGAAGTTGGTTTTTACGGTGTCGAAATTCCCCTTGGTCGTCGTCAGGGCAGCGTCCTGGGCCGTCAGGGCAGCAATGGACGCCGGATTCAGTCCACCACCAGACCCGTCGGGCAGGGTGACAATGCCCTTGATGGCCGTGATCAGGTTCGAAAGATTCCCGAAAAGGGTATCAATGTTCGAGAACAGCGAAGCCATGAGGTCCGCCATCCCCTGGGCGTCGTTCACGAAGTCCATTTTGTGGGGGCCACCGAAGAGGCGTAGCTTCCCAGTAAGGGCCAGGGCCGCGGACTTCGGGTTGATCCCGACCAGAGCGACGGCATCCGATAGGGAGTGCCTACGCTGGGTGTTTGGTGTGGTTTCGTTCCCACTTGACCACCAGGTATCAATGTCCCTGTCGGAGAAGAACAAGAGGCAAGGGTCTCCCTTGGCGATGGGGAATTCAATCCAGGAGCCACCCCCCTGGAGGATCATGACAGGCACGTCGGCAAGGATCGGGTAGGAAACCGAAAGGTCGGTGTCCTTGTCGATGAATTCCTTGATTTTGATCTTCACCGTACAGGTGGCCGTTGTGGGGTCGTAGTCTTGTAATTCACCTTGTTTCACGCAATTTAGATCACGGAAAATCTCGGCCTTGAGGCTGTCAAGAATGTCATTCATGGATGGTTCGGTCGTTCGGTTTTTCATGAGTTGATAGCCTTGAACTGCTTTCCCAAGAGAAGAAGCCCCAGGCTTGTTTCCGCCTTTCCGTTCTCACTTTCAGAAATCAGCACGTCATGATGAATGGAACATATTTTATATGTCCCGTTGTAGATCGGGAAGAGACTTGAGAGGGAGGCCAGAACGTTTACCCGGGCCTGGGGGTAGAACAGGATGGAAACCTCGAGGCTGGTGTCCCGGCGCTGCGGTGTGGCGAGAAGCTGGGTTTCGTCCAACACCAGGGTTTCGCTCCCGTCGTATTCGAAGTCACCCGAGACATGAAGGATTCCGTTGTCCACAAAGAAGTGGCCTTCGGTGAGGTCCATGAGCACTTCCCGGGTGGGCCCGAACACGACAGCAGCCCGGGGCCCCTCGCCTTTGGCGTAGGCTCCCAAGTACCCTTCCTGGATTCCCTCGAGGGTAAAAATCGCATCCTTGATGACCTGACTCTTGTCGGTCCCCGCCGAGTAGGAGGCCGAAACAAAACCATTCTGGAAAGCCTGAGCGCCGTCAAAGACCGAAATCTTGGTCGTCCAATTTGGCCCCTCTTTGTAGGAATAGGCTTCGTGGATGTTCCCGGAAACCACAAGGAAGAGATTCGTACCGTACCCTGCATAGAGCACAAGTCGCCATTCCAGCGAGGTGTCAAAGCGGTCCTTGAACACCCGGCCCCGGGTGTTTGGTCCCAGGTTCGTGATCTCAATTTCCCCCGTGTTGGCGGTGGCCAGGTTGTTTCTTTCAACGGTAAAATGGAGCGTGAAAGGCGGGGTGATGTCGATTTGGTCGCCCTGAGGGTTGACGATGGTCAGGCGATAGTTCCGGCCTAGTTTCATCCGCCGGTCCCAGAGGCCGCAATTAGGGCCAGGTCATCCTCTTCCCACACGTTGAACGTGGCGCGGCCGGTGGTGAAATCGTCGATGAGGTAGGGTTCTGTCCCATCGGTCAAATCAACGTTAAGCCCGAATGGAATATTTTTGAACTTCCCAAGGAGGTTTAACACGTTGGCCAGCTTGATCCCATTGAGGCTGAAAGTCTTCCATTCCAGGTTGACGAAGAATGCCGGGATTCTGGGCTTGAAGAGAAGCCGGAAGTAGATGATTGACCCATCGGACAGAGGCACCCGGAAAAGCTGGTCGGGGGTTGGTTGGATGCTGACGACCCGGATCACTTGGCGGCCCCCGTTAGGACTCCGGCACCGGGGAGAAGCCCGAAGTCAGGCTTCCCTCCTGCGGCACTCTTGAGGAATGTCTGATCACTCCCCACGGTGCCCTGGGTGATCGGCTGGGATGTCTGGATGGCGTTGAGGTTGGTGTCCCCGCCCTTGAACGTGGACAGCTTGGTTTCCGCTGCCCGATATTCCTTGAAGGTGATCACGATGGTGGAATAGTCGTCTGAGTCCTGGTCCTGACGAAAGCCCATGGTTGCCACCGTCATGGAGTCATGATAGGCCCACGGGGTCGTAATGGAAAAGATGGTCTTAGCCTTCCAAAGGGCTGTCAAATCGTTGTAGGCCTTCTGCTGGGCGGTCTGTTGGGGCCCAAACAGCGAGGAAACGGATTTGACCATGTTCTGGGCCGTGTCGAGATACCGGTTGATCGAGTTCCCGGCCGCCTGGGCCTGACCTAGAATTCCCTGGGTCTTCTGAACGAACCCCGGGGAATAGTTTCCCCCCAAGGCCGCGACCTGGGAAAGTCTACCAGCTACCTGAGTCAGGGCCCCCAGGGCCCCAGCAGGCTTGCGGTAGACCAATTCCCCGATCAGTCCCGAGAGGCTGACCCTGATGGGTTTGTTGACGATGTTGTCGTTGATGAAGGACCCGTTCTCGGTGTAGTGGTCCGTGACATCAGCCTCAAAGTCTTCGGATTCTCCGGTAGGGATGTCGAAGACCCACCCGGCAACCCCCTTGGCCCCCCTGGGAGCAATGACGTATTGCGAAGCCCCATTTAGGAACTTCTGAAAATCGGTTACCGGCTGGGTGATGCTGGTTGGGATGTTTCCGGCTGACATTATTGCACCTTCGACCGGTTGGCCTGGATGGTTTTGGCATCGGTGTTTTTCTTTACGGTAACTTTACTTGTGATCGGAGCCTCTGAAGAATTGTTAACCATGACCGAAACGCCACCGGATGAGGAACCACCCGACGAAGCGCCGACAACGGCCGCCTTGGCCTCCGGGGAGCCGTCCCGAAACATTTTATTCAGACCGAAGGTCATCGCATCCATCAATCCATCAGCAAAATTCTGGGCGTTCTTTGCCTCTTCTGGACTCAACTTATCGGTGATTTTCTTCTTTCCCGAAAGAACATCCCCGACGGGGCCAAAAGCCTTTCCAGCCGCCTCGAGCCCCTTTCCAATGTTCTCGACGATCCACTGAAGGGCGTCCCTGATTCCCTTGATGACAGTCCCCCAAATGCCCCATTTCTTGAGCGCGTTGTCAAAGGCCGACTGATCTCCTCCGAACAGCCCCTTGATCACGTCCACCAGATCCTTGATGAATCCAAACGTCCCCTCAAAAAGAGCCTTCAAAGCCGGGAATTTGTCGAAGATGGCGCCAAAGAAACTTTGCCTGTTATCGCCGTCGACATGGAAAGCGGCGTGAAGGTCGTCCAGGACGGCAATCAACAAGAGAAGGCTCCCGATGATGATTCCGATGGGCGACATTAGGAGGGCCCGGTTAAAGTAGGCCAGGGCAATCAAGAGGACGTTGAAAGCGTTCTTCCACCCGATGGTGGCCGTCACAATTCTACCTATCCAGGTCGCCACCGTGACAATCGCTTCGATGAACTTGAGGAGAAGCCTGGTACCGTTCAGGAAACCAGCGATAAGCCCATCCTTGTTCGCCTTGATCCACTCGGTGAAACTGCGGACCACCTTGTCGATGGTAGGGGCCAGGCGCTCGGCCATGAGGGCTTGGAACCACTTCACGGCGTTACCCAGGACGTTCAAAGCCCCCTGGGTCCGGTTGAGGGCATCAAGGGCCGACTGAGGAATTACAAAGGCGTTGGATCTCATCTCGGCGAACTGGCCGTTGGTCAGACTGAGAATCTGCAGGAACTCGTTTGAAACGCCCATTTGAGCAAGGAGGTTCGCCTTCATGGCCTGGGGGAGGCCTTCGGTTTTCGCCCGTAGCTGGTCCAGGATGGCGAATGGGTCGTCCATGGGGTTGATCCCAAGGAAGGCAAACCCGCTCATGTTCCCCCCGCCCAGCTTGATCTTCTCGCGGTTCTGGGCGAGTTCCTTTACGCTGTCGGCAATGGCCTGGGTTGAAACGTTGGCACCGGAGGCGACCGCCTGCCATTTCTGCAGCTCTTCCGCGCTGGCCCCGGTCTCGGCCTGGAATTGACGAAAGGCCTTGGCAGAATCCAAGGCGCCTTTCATGGCCAGGGCCACAGAAGCCCCAAAGGCCAACGCGCCGACGGCGGCCGTTTTCAACTGTCCTTCAATCTTCTTGATTGATTCTCGGACCTCTTTGGCCTTTTCAGCATCAGCCTTGATTCCGATTCTGGCGAAAAGCTGAACTACCGTCATCCTTCAATCCTTCTTGTTGAGTTCTCGGGCCACTTCCTCAAGTTCGGTCAAAAACCCGTTGTAGGCCAGGGCATCCAGAACGTAGTCGACCCGGGCCTTCGCCACCTTCTCGGGGTCCCCTCCCCAGTATCCGGCCTTGGCCAGGCGTAGACAAGTAAGGGAAAGGGTACTGACCCTTATTTCGACTTCAGGAAGTTTGACAGAAGGTTCCCGGGGCCCCCGAACAATGAACCGAGACTCTTGAAAAAAGGGCCGAGGTTCACCTTGATCACCTCCGTCATGATCGGGTAATAGAACTCCCGGTTTTCGACAGCGTCAAAAAAATCCCGATTGATCTTGTCCTCTCCCATAAGCGCCTTTTCGGCGCACTTGAAGAGGGCGTTTTTGACACGGCGGCTGGTGACAACCGAGAGAACCATCCCGATGATGGATTCGATGGGCCCGGAAAGCTCTCCGATATCCCCGTCGAGAACGTTTTCGATTCCCCCGTCGCCCAGAACGCTCCCCAGACCCCGGAAGTCCATCTTGGAACCCTTGAGAGCTTCCCCGACGGCGTCCTGAAGTTCCATCGCGTCTTCGAAGCTGGCCGGGGTGATGAGGAAACGCTTGCCTGCCAGATCCATCAGCCCATCGTCCTATCGGAGTTCGCAAAGGTCAGTTTCCAGATCGTGACCGCCTGTTCGGTTTCACCGGCCACGTTTTCCTTGACCTCGGGAAGGTTGGGAAGCATTCCGCCAGCGAAAACGTAGGTGTCATTCGTGACGTTGCCCTTGCCGTCGCCGACCCGCTTGATGAACTCACCATTCAGGGGCGTGAAGCTGGCAGGGTCGTTGATGTAGGCCTTCTGGAGGGAGTTGAGAAACTTGTCATCCCCGGATCCCCGGATGAGCCTGAGGGTCGCCTCGGAGAGTAGACCCATCGCGTTGAATGCAAAAATGGCGTTCCCGTTCTTTCCCACCTTGGTTTCCGACAGCTTGTTCGGGAAAGTGAAAGAACCAGAATCCCCGTCCGCAAAAGCGGTCAGGATGAAATCGTTAATGATGACCGTGTCGGCGCCGGTCAGAGCCATTTGTCCCATGATTCTTGCTCCTTATGCTTCGATGGAAATGACGACGTTGGACGAGTGGATGGCCCCGGCGCTCTTGGCCGCAATCTGGACGAGGGGAGCGACCCGGGAATCCCGGACGGTCTGGGTCTGCTGGGCGATGGGGGACGAGAAGATGTAGTATCCGTTGTCGCTGATGTTGCGGATGAAGTCCTCGGGATTGCCGAAGGTGGTACCGTTCCAGGCTCCGGGGCCAAAGGCGCCGTTGGCCACGAACTGATTCACCACTTTTCGGTAGGCGCCCTTGAGGCCGTTCATTCCGATTTCGTTCTGAGGGATCTTTGTGGCGGTGGTGGCGAGGTAGTTGAACCCGGCCACCCGGATGGCCAGCTTGAAGGCCAGGGCAATGTAGACCTCGTCGAAATACCGGTTTGCGCCGCTGGTAAAGACCTTAGGAACCCCGAAATCGGCGTACACGTCGGCTCCGGCATTCTGGGCGGCCGTGACAAGAGTCTCGGTCAATCCCGAGTCGGCGGGGATACCCACGATGTCCTTGAGGTGCATCGTCGATACCGTGCCAGACCCGGTGAAGTCCGTCGACAGAGCCCGACCGGCGTATCCGGCGGCAAAGTCGAGCGCCTGGGATTCGGAAAGGGTATAGAGCAACCCCCTGGTCTGGGAGAAACCCGAAGCCTTGAGCGTGGTCATGATCCCGGCGACCTTGGCGCTATCGGACTCGGCGTAAAACAGAATCTTGTCGATGGACTGGATGACCTGGGCCAGGGCGGGAAGTTCGCCATCGGTCGGGATGACGTTCAGGATGATCCCGAAGTAGAAGACTTCGGGATAGGTCCGAAGAACACAATCCCGGATGGCCTCGAGGCCCGTGGCGGTTCCAGTGACCCGACCGACCGGAAGCCCCAACAGGGGCCCAATGTTGGTGCCATCCGAGGTGACACCGATGTCGATAGCGGCCGTTGCCCCGGTGGCGGTCGTCTTGAGCTTGACCACTGCGGCCGTGACGGTCCCGGAAAGCTCAAAGACGATGTTGGCCGCAGCCACGGCGGTGGAGTTCAACGAAGCTGCAGCCGAAACCATGTCGCTGGAATCAATGGCACCGATGACAAGGTCGGTCGCCGTGCTGGAATCGTGGCCAAAGTTCAGCTTGTAGTCCTGGGCCGTGAGCAAGGTCAAGTCGACCGGTCCACTCCCGAGGACCACGGCGGCCTGGGCCGGGTTGGACTGCTTACGGGGGATGATGACTAGGAAGCCCCGGGCGCTCAATGGGTTGGGGCTTTGGCTGAAGACCTGGGCCGCCAGGCGGACCACGTCGGCATTGGAGCCCCAGTCGGAGACAACGGCACTCAGACCGTAGTAAATGCCGAAGTCACCGAAGGACGCCCCGGCGATGGGAACCTCATCGGTGATGATAGCCAGGGCCGAAGTGTTGGCGTTGGCCAGGCCTTGGGGGGAAGCAAGCAAAGAGACCGAGACTACCCGGTCGATGGTAATTTGAGACATGCTAGGAGTCCTCCTGGATTTCGGGAGCGGGGTTTGGCTGAATCATAGGGATGCTCGTCGTCTTGGTCTTCACAAAAGTGATTTTGACCGGAATTTGATATCGGTGCAAGGCCCTTGGTCCTTCGATGAACGATAGGTCAAGGATGGGACCCTCTCGAAAAATGCGGCACTGTTGTAGTTCCTGTTGCTGCTGGGAGTAGGTCGAAGTCAGAGCCATGACCACTTCCTCTTTCCTTTGGAGCGCCGTCCGGTCCCGGCTGGTGATGTTCACCGTCAACCGTTGAAAAGCCGAAAGGCTTGATTCCTCGGTACCCGTGGCCGGATCGAACTTTTGGGAAACTCCCAGGATGTCGGTGGGGTCAGTCTGGATGGTGACGTAGATCCCCTGGTCTTTGGGTGGGTCCCAGTTTTCATCGTAGGAAACCACCCTGGTCGGGTCGAGGCCCATAAAGACGGTGATGATGTCGGCGAGGATCTTGTCAGGTTCCTTGAAAATCACGCTCATGACGAAGGCACCGAGGGCGGAGGGGTGAAGTCTTCGATGGCCTCGCAGATTGAAAACCCGCTGGTCGTCCAGTCCCTCAGGCCCGATTGAACCCGGAAGGTCTTACCCTTGAGAAAGACCACACTGTCAACCTTGAGAACGGTCGAAGGTACGGACCCTCTGATGATGAATGTCCACCAAAGCCACGTTCTCTGTTCCTCTGGTTTTCGGTTGACCTGAGAAGGTGGCATGGGCTGGGCGTTCATATCCAAAGTTAGGTCCGTGGCAATCTCGACAACTTCGTGATCTACGACGGTCTGGGTGACATCTCTGACAGGAGTAGGGGCCGTCCAACCTTTCAAGGCTCCTCCGAGGTAGGGGACTCTCATCCCGCTATCCCGGCCTTGCTGGTGATGGACTTCCGAAGAATGGCCTTGTCGATCAGGATTTCGTCAGAACCTTTTCGGTCTTTGGTTTCTTGGGAAATATCAGTCCAGGTTCCGAAGCCTCCTGTGTTAAAAGCATCCTGAATCTGAGCCTCTGCGGAAATCCCGATGTCTGTAAAGATCGCGGCAACATCTCCGCGCTCAAGGTGGCCAGCAAAGCGACCCTCTACATCCTTTTGAATTTGAGATTGACGGGTTTGCAGTGGCATTCTAATAAAGGATCGTCGATGTTTCATGTCAAACTCATGGACGGCTCCGATCATGGCCACCGTTGCCCCGCCCTCCTCGGTCTTCGAACCCTTTTCCCCCAGGATTCCAACGTCGACGAAATGGCCCTTTCCCAGACCGGCAAGCATCTTGTCCAGAACTGAGAAGTCCGCGTCGATGTAGCTGTCCCCGATGGTTTCGTGACTCAACCTCTTTTCCCCTTACGATTGAGCCACCAAATACGAACAACCCATCCAGGATGACTGAAAAGAAGACTCCAGTTGGTTTTCAAGGTGTAGTAGCCCCCCCGATAGCGAACACGGCGCCGTCGGCATAGGGCTTGGAAATCGTCAGCCACCGGCGACCGTAGAAAGTTGTCGCGTAAAGCGCGTACTCGCCTTCAAGCATCCAAGGGGCAATGGCCAAGGACTCGGAAATCCCACCGGCGGACCGCGCAGACTGGATTCCCTCGGCCTGCCCCTGGGAATCAGTGGCGTCGAGAGTGCCCTGCAGGAAGTGCGCGGTCAGGTACTCGAGGGCCTGGATTCCTATGGCGTCCGTGGGGTAGAGGCCAAAGTTGAACACGCCCGAGGCCTCGGCGATGGCTTTGGTTATGTCGGCGTCGAGCACGGCGGGCAGTACGGTCCCATAGGCAAACTGCCCACGGGAGAAATATGCTTTGAAATCGGCCACCGTGATCGTGATCATTTTTCCGCCGGGGCGGGCTTGGCCAGGGTTTTTTGAGCGACGACCACGGGGTTGGTATCCGGGGCGGGCTTGTTCGGATCCTGCTTGAGGAATTCGAGGATACCAGCGTTCAGGCGGTCGACCTCGGCCACGCTGGCAGCCAGCTTGCCCTCGAGTTCCTTGACCACGTCCTGGAGCCGTTCGATCTCCTTCCGGCGGTCGGAGTCACCCTGGGAAGCCGGGGCAGAGCGGAGGCTGTCGGGGCTGATCAGGTCCCGGGGGTAGGACTTCATGAGCCCCTCGGCGATTTCCTTGTCAAAGGCCATCGTGGTCCCGCCCTTGAGTTCGAAAGGCTGTCCTTCCGAAACCACGCCATCCTTGTCCACCGTCCGGTTGGGCACGTGGTAGGTCCGACTCCCCTGATTGTGAACGTCGAGTTTTTCAGTTCTTGCCATTGTAAACCCCTTTGAATTCGTAGGCCTGGTTTGCGATGAACACACCAGAGTCCTCATCAATGTTGACCTTGATTCCCTTGCTTTGAGCAACCCCGACGAACCAGTGAAAGGTGTCGCGCTGGCTCCCGTATTCGCTCTGTTGGGCAAGGTGGATTCCATGAATCGAGATGTCCGTGAAGCCCTCAATGAGGGCCAGGGCGAACATCCAAGCGAAAGAGGACCCGAAGTGGCCCCCAAAGATGGACAGAAGCTTTTCGGCGGGTAGAACCTTGGCACAATCGAATTCCGGGTCGGCCTTCATCAGCACAACCCGGTTTTGCTCTTCGAATAGCCAAGGCTCAAAAAGGCTTCTCTCGTGGAGTTGGAACACCCGGGTGGGCTGGACATCGACGGAACGAAGCTCCCGAAAGACGGTTGAGACACACCAAATGGCGCGACCTTCCTCTTCATCAGCTATCGCCCGTTCCCACCCGGGGCCCCTCCCCACGAGAGAAAGTTTCATCCCCTAGCTCGTCTGAACATCCATGTACAGGACTTCCCTGGGCCGAGTCACCAAGACGCCGGAATACTGCCCGTAGGCATCCTGCTCCCAGTTGATCTTGTTGTAGGAAGCCGCCTCGAGAAGGGTGAAGTCAACCGGGATGGTGAACTTCAAGACTTCGGGGTCGTCCTTGTACAAAACCGCCCGCTGCTTTCCGATACCGGCGTCGAGGTTCTGGGCCGCCTGAGAGTAGGCCAGGCCCTTGATTTCGAAGTCGGGACCACAAGCGGCCTTGAAGGCGTTCAAAAGGTATTCCAGACGCGAGTTCACTGGGAAGCCCGAAGCGAAGGGCTGGAGCAATCCCAGGTAGTCGCTCATCGGAATAACAAGCCGGTTGGGCTGGGCTTCGGTGCTGTTCGAGTTCGAGAAGTAGGTAGCCAAAGCCGTCCCGATGAACGTGGCCAACTGGGCGCTGGTCATCTTCGAAAGCGTGGTGGGCAAGAGGCTGGTGTTGATGGTCACGTCGCCGTTATTGAGCAACCCCGTGATCTTGGCAATCTGCTTATGCCCCAGGAACCCGGTGCGCTGAATACCCAAATCCCAGTTGGTTTTGAGGCTTTCCAGCTTGTCGGAAACGATGTCCCACTTCGAAGAGGCCGCGGCCTGGGCAATCTCCATGATAGTCCAAGGGGTCATCTTCGCCCAAATCTGGGTGGGCATCCTGACTTTTCCCAGGCTCACGTCAACCGAGGAAAGACGCTGTCCGCCCTGGCCCTGGTTCATGTCTCCATCGTAGAAGTCTCCACCGTTCTGGAACGTGAGGTTCTGGATAACTTCCGAGGCCCAGGGAGCTTCCCCAACGTCGACGGTCATGAAGTCGGCTACCGGGATCTTGTAGAACTTTTGCTTGATGACGGAGGCCCGGATGTATGACAGATTGTCGATGATGTATTGGAACCCGGTACCGGTAACGTCGATATCGCCGTTGGCGTTCAAGAGTCGGTGGGGTCCCAAGTAAGTGGGAAGCCCGAGACTCTTTCCCATTCCGGGCATGAGGTCTTTGGCGTTGTACAGACGTTTGCCGACGAGTTGAGAGGTCCAACCCTCGACCCTGCGGGCCTGGCGGTTGTAGAAGCGCATGGACGAGAAGTCGAACACCCGTCCGACCTCAAGGCGTTGCATGGCCGAAACGACGGAATTCCCGACGTTGGCCGCCAGGTCCACCACGCCTGCGATCAAGCCCATGGTGAAGACCATCAAGATGGTAAAAAGTTTTCTCACGACGACACGCTCCTCAGGGTGGTCCCATCGCACAAGATTTTGATACGGATCACCTGATCCGCAGCGGTGGCCTTGTCCAAGGTCAGGCCGAGAACCTTGCCGGTTTTTCCGACGATGGTCTGTACCTTGCCGCCGACGGTGGCATTGGTGATGACCTGGAGACCGCGGTTGATAGCCGCCGTCGAGACCATCCTGACGATGGCGCCGTTGGCAGCCACCTGGACGGTATCCCCGGGAAGGGTCAAGCCGACCTTGGTGGACAGCACCGAGACGCCGAAGGTCTGGTCAGTCAGGGCGTCGGCAACGTCCACGATGGGAACGCCGTCGGTATCGGAACCGCCCAGGTCTACCAGCTTGAGGGGTACAGCGCCGGGGATTCCGGTCGTGTAGGTGGACGAGGGGTTCAGGCGGCAAGTCACGACCTCGGGGTTCGGGTTCGACTGAAGGTCGAGCGAACCGGGAAGCGCGGATTGCGCAAACTGGTTGGGGTTGTTGCCCCCAGCGGCGAACGAAGTAAAAGCCATGGTCACTTACCTCCGGGAACGGCAGAGCCGTAACGTTCTTTGCCAACCGCGTGTCGGTCGGACTTGGTCGCGGGGCGGGGACCCTCGGGGGCTTCCGGCGCCTTGGCGGCATTCTTCTTGACGCTGGCAAAGTGGGCGTTGGGAGCCTCGATCACCTGGCCCTGGGCGTTCTTCTTCACCGTCGCCTCAGGGCTGGCGACTTTGGTTTCAACCTCGGGAACGGCGTTTTCGGCGGTCCCGCCCATCTTGGCCTTGTAGGCCGCCATGAGTTCGGCGCCGGTGTACTTCTTCCCGCTGGGGGAAGTGACCTCGTCGGCCTCGCCCACGGCGTTTTCCTGGGGTTCGCCCTCGGCCTGCTCCACGGCGGCCAGGACTTCGGACAGGGGGATTTTCTTGCCGTCGATGACGCAGTAGGCCTCTCCCTCTCCGCCCTCGGGGTTCAATCCCTCGTCGGCGTTTTTCTTGGCG